TATTGCGTGGTATGGGGGTATGCTTATATTTGCAGCTTTGTATGTTCCGGCGGGAAAGTATATTGTTTTACCTGAATTCGCATCAATACACGCCTGTATTCCAACTGTACTATCAGTAGCTCCTGTTTTATCTACTCCGGAATAGTTAGTTACATATACCATTCCATCCGTGAGTTTGGTACGTTCGGCGGAAGTCAATATCTTGTTGGTTGAACTCTCAACCATATTTGCCATGCTAAATGCATCGGTATATTTGTTGTTTGGGTCGTATATTGATGCTGGCATATCTCCGGGGTCACCTTTTATGCCTTGAGGTATTCCATATGCTAAATTAATTGTTCCATTAGGATTTGTAGTCTTTGTAACTGTTGCCGAACTTCCGGCGGTAAGTGTTGTTGCTGTTGCGGTCATGCCTGTTACAGAGCCTACCGCCGTCAAAAGCTGTTCTGTTTGTGTTGGCGTAGGCTCAACTGGCGTTGCTCCTCCAACTTCATATAGAGAATTCAACACTTTCATGGTTGTTGACGCTGATACAACAATTCGTTCAGCCGTTGTGCCATCAGTTTCAAAATCAACACCGCGAATTGTAATATTCATTTCGCCCGCGTAAACAAGCGGTTCGGCAGGAATTGGCACTATGTATGCACCGCTAACAATCATTCCGCTTGTGAGGGTTATATTGACCGGATTCACTCCGTAAGTGTCTAAGAATTGAACTATTTTTGATGTTGTGCCATCCCACGCGCTATCAAACGTGAATGCAAGCGATACGGCGTTGAAACTTCCTGCTGCACCTGCATTTTTGCTCGATAGTTTTATGTTTTCGCCTGTTACTGTTGCTGTTATGATTCTATTTGCCATTACTTCACCCCTTTATTGTAGCAATACGCCCTTGTAATAAACATCGCAGTTGAGGTCGATTCTTCCTCCCGCTTGTCCAATGCTGACGTTTCCTGTATAACCCGCGCTTGAGCCTATGTAAATTGTTCCACTTGAATCAATTGACATGTTTCCACCAGAAGCAAGTTTAATTAAAGAACCGTTTATACTGACTTCGTCATACATTCCAACTTGAACTTTGCCAGAAAGATAAACATATTTACCTGTGCTGGCTTCAATGAAAATTCCCAACGTAGGCGACGGCAATATTTGTCCAAGCGTTGTTGAGCCATTTTTAATAAATATTGAGCCGTCTTTTATTTCTACAATGCCGCCAGTGTCGTGGTCTTTGCTAACGAATTTGTCACCGTCAATAATGGTGTAAGACCCTGTTTCGTCAGCTATTCTCATGCCGTCAACGGTCACAGACAAACTTGTGAGGTCGCCGTCTAAATTGCTTACGTCAACCGCAAGCCCAGTAAACACCCCGTTGGTGTCCTTGTTTAAATTGGCAAGATTCAGCCCGCCTTGCACCATTTTTGCAACGTCGTAGTTGTAATCATTAAGTCGTTTCAGCTCAAGCGGTGTAAGGCTTATTGTGCCATCAGAATTTGGACTACCTATCAACTGTGGAGGGTCAAGCCATGCGCCTGTTGTATTTGAATTTGCCATAATCAATCCTCGTCAGCTTCATAAGTTAATTCCGGCTGTGTTAGCTCAAAATTTGCGCCAGAAACATTAGAAAACTTTATTTTAAATCGTCTGCCCTCAAGATTAAGCGAAAGCGTGTATAGCTTGCCGTTTGGCGTGAGCGTGACAGTTTTTGATTTTGTCTTGCTGTCAAATGTAATATCAACCCGCATTACGCCGTTGCCTTTTGCATAAAAATACAATGTATCGGCTGTTTTGGTTACTCTAAAAGCGTCCAAATCTTGCCACGGAGTTTCCCAAAATGCGTTGATGTTTGTGCCATCAAAAGTGTTTGCGGTTTCGTTAATCGAGAACACATATCCTGTCGCGTTTGTAAACAACAGCTTGTCTTCATATTCCATAAAGTCTGTGACTGCAATTCCACGCCATATCATCAAGTTTTTGGCAAGCAAATCATAGACAAATACTGCGTTATTGGTTGTGCTTGCTCCCTCCGGAAATGCACAATACAACACGTTTTTATGTATAATGCTGACGGCGTTTTTGGCATATGTCTCGTTAATGACAATATCTTTTGCCGTGTCACCAAGTAGGTTATAAGCTGAAACACCGTTGTAATAATACAAGCCATCTTTTGACAGGAAGAACGCCCTATCCGAGCCAGATACAATCGACTTTTCGGCAATTGCGCCGACAGCGGAATATACATCTTTGACTTCATAAACTGACGGATATGTGCCGAGAACGCGACAAATTGTGTTTGTTTTGAACACTACAACATCAGAGAAAATGTTGGAAATTCCTAAGCATACGCCACCATCCCAAGTGGGAGCATCAATAACACCCGCGCCGTCTTCGGAGATTGTCCAGTTTTCGGGTCCAGTGTGACCGTCACCAATTGTGTCCGAATAGTAAATGCTATTTGGAGTTGCTTTAACGCCTGTTCCCCAAATTCGTTCCGCATGAAGCGTGATAGACTTCATTTTAGGGGGGATTCCACCTAAATTTGCAAATGTTGTGCCATCCCACTTTTTAACATCATCGGCACCGTTTCCCATAATAACAACGTCTGTAGCGCCTATTTGATAGTTGAAATAGTCCCAATCTCCGCTAGTTAGGCTTGTTGCAAGCGCTACCCATGCGGAGGTTGTTGTATTGTAATAGTAAATAGCTGTCGCGGTTGCCGCTAACAAATACGATGTAACCGCGCCTGTAGTTGTATTGTTTTTGTAAAACTTCATTAGGCGTGTTATGCCAGCGGGAGCCGCCGTTGCAATATACTTTGAATAGCCATTAATGGTTTTCAATGTTCCGCTTGACACGTCAACATTCTGTGCGTTGCGCGATTGACTAACGGCAAGTATGCTATCGTCTGCGGATTGATTTAATCCACCGCTAAAGTTTGGTATTTTAAATGTACTCATGCGTCATATTCTCCATAGTTATATGTAGCGTTTATTCTGCGCCGAGCCATTTTGCTACCACCTTTTAATGCGTTCAAGCCCTTGTTCCACTCGCCCATCCAAAAGCCATATTTATTCAACGATGTAGTTGTACCTTTGATTTCATAGTATCGAGCGGCGGCATAATAGCAGAGCAAACGCCATGAAACGGCATCTGGGAATGGATAAATATCCAAAACATCATCCATATCATCAGGGATATATTCAAACTCAACCGAAACGATTTCTGACGGTGAAGCATTACACCATATCAAGCCGTTCTGTTCAGATGTGTCAACAAGACAATCGTCTTTTTTGACCGTCACAAGTCCCCATAACGATTTTGTGAGGTCTGCAACATCAAAGCATGAGTTATCATCAAGCGTGACATTCTCGCTCGTGGTGAGCCTTATACGCTGTGCTATGATGTTTTTCGCTTCATTCAACGCCGATATCAAACGAGCTTCAATAACAGAAAAATCATCGTCGTCAACATCTGCCTTTATGTAGTCAGCCGCTTCGGTTATAAGCATTTGTAAAGTTGTCGCCATACGTCACCGCCTTTAAAGTTTTGCACTATATTTTTCAATGTCTTTTGCAATGTCATTCATCCTATATTCCTGCTCGCGTTTGAGCTCTTTCTCTATTTTTTCGTTGTGCTTGTCCACTTCGGAAAGAACATCCCCATAAAGATTGAGCCAAGCAACTCTACCTATTTGCATAATTGTCTCGCGGTCAAAATCTTCGCATGGTGTGCGCTGAAAAATTGTGCCATTGTGAAACACAACAATTTCAGCCGTATCATTATCAATTGCAACGTCAAATAGCGGGTCGAATGTGCGGATTGTTTCGCGTATATAGTCGCAGACTGCATTATCGTGGTCATAGCCTGTTAATCTCATAGTCATTAAGTCCGCAAGTGTTAAATTCATTAAGTCCATGTATTCACCTTTAAAGAAAAGGGGCGGTGTATTAAGCCGCCCCATATGTGTGTTATTGCTTATGCTTCTGTAATGTCGTCGATACGAACAAACGCATTACGCATGGTTGTGCCCATGTTGGAGTACAGGCAGAGGATAGCTTCATATGCGTCATAGCCAGAGACGTATTTCAGCATGTTTCCATCCTCCTCAAGCCAGAACAGTCCGTTATCCTCACCGCTGTTGTCGCTCATGCGGTAGAATTTCAGCTTGCTTTCGTCAACAACAAAAATCTTGCCAGTAGGAGCGTTCTTGTCAGGGATAATTGGCAAGCCGTTGTAAGCGATAGTGTCAAAGCCTCCAGTTAGGGTCATTGTGTTGACAAACTGCTTCTGTGCGGCGAGAATTGCCTGATATGCGCGACGTACGCCGTAGGTGGTATACATTGCGCTTGCCTTGCCGTTGGAGTTCTGTGTAAGCGTGTCAAGTGCTTTTTGGAGAATAGTGTCTGAGATTGCACGGCCTGTGCCGCTATTGCCCTGTACGGTTGCAATCCACCACGGATATGTGGCAACGTCAAGCCCCTGTACTGTGGTAGTTGCCGAAACAATGCCGCCAAGACCCATCATCTCAAGGTTGCGAGAGCCTGCGAGATAGACGGAATATGTATCACCGATACTTGCGGGAGTTGCAGGAGCTGTTGCAACAACGAACACGGTGGAACTTGTGATTGAAGCAACGGTTGTGCCGACAACGCCTGCGGTAGTTGCGCCAGTTGCGGTTACAAGAATGTCAATAGGCATACCGACGCGGAGCTTTGCGGTGCTGTCAACGGTGATTGAAGTTGTGGACGCACTCGCGCAAGTTGCGAGAATACCCGAACCGTCGCCAAAGAGCTGACGGGACAGGCTATCGCACATGTCGTTTGCAAGTCCTTCCATTTCGGAACGAACCGCCTTGCGGTATGCGCCCTCGTTGTTGCGAGTAGCTTTGATGGTCTGTCCGGTAATCTGGAAACGACCATACTGGTAACGCATAGGAAGAACGCTTGCCTTATAGGACTGATTGCCAGCGGTGGGAAGCGCAGAGCCTTCGCCACGTGCGCCAATACCCTCATTGCGTCCGTAGTGTAGGGGGATTGTAAAATCCTTTCCCTGAACGGAGTCGTAATCCTTGCCGATACGGTCAAGAATAGGTGTGGAGTGGTTTATCATTTCTCCCACAACTGGGGCGTACTGAGTTTTGATAATGTCTGCTAGTGTGGTAAGTGTGGTTCCTGCCATTTATGTAGTCCTTTCTTTACGGCGAACTACTCAATATCTTTCTGACATTTCCGTCCGCCTCGTCGAATGTTTTCGGTTTTGACACCATTTGAATAGGTGACGCACCGCTACCCTCTACAGGCTTGTACGATGTTTGTTTTCCGCTGATGTAGTCCTGAATCGCTTTCTGAGCAATCGCCGCTTCGTCAACTTTTGCAGGCCCCGATTTGTCGTAGACAATCAGCTTTGCGGTTCCGAGGTCGCAACCCGCTTTTTCGGCAACGGCTTTTATTTCAGCTTCATTTGCTTTGTAGAAGTCGCCCCACTTAGGGTCAGCCGATAACGCTGTGGCTTCTGCCGACATAGCTTCTTTGCGCTCGTAAGCGGAGAGCTTGTCAAGAGCCTGTTGCGCCGTACTCTTGGTAGATTGCAGCTCTTGCAAAATCTCAACAGGCACATTCTTGGTTGTGGCTTCGGCTTGCATTTCCTGATATTCAAGCGTTCTCTGCAAATCCTCATATGTCTGTATCGGGTTGCCCTCTGGCGTAGTGCCACCGAGCTTTGCAATTGTTGCGTTTACCCTGTCAAACAAAGCTTTTTCGGTTTCGGAAGTTTTCTCCTTTAGCCGCCTTGCAAATGCCTGCGTTTCGGTTTCCTGCGGTTCAACGGTTTCAATCGTAGTAGGTTCTGTAGATGCCGTGACTTCTGGTGTGGCGGGCACCTCCGATGTAGCAACGTCTACTACATCGACATTATCAGCCGAGGTTTCGGGGGTAAATTCGTTCATGGTATAGTTCCTCTCTCATTGGGCGAAGTTGAGGTTTTAGCAGCCCATATTTTTTTGTCGCCGTTACATTGCGGGCGGTGTGGAATTCATGTTTTGTGGAGTAGGTGGAGTTGCGGTTAACGACTCATCAGCTTGCAAAGCCGTATTGCCTATGAGATTTTCGAGGTAAAAGTCCATGTGCTGTTGGACGTGGAAGTCTATAATTGCCTTAATATCGTCTGGCATCTGTGCGTATGTTTCGCTTTTGCGGAATTTGTTGTGTTCCTTAACATGAGCATCGTGGTTGTAGAAGTCGCGTACATCGGGCGACATATCGCCTTGCTGGAATTTGTCGTTTTCGGTTTGAGCCTGTGAAGCGTCTTGCTCAAATTCGGAGTAAACATCATCAACAATTCCGAATTCCAAGACTTTCATAATCAACTGGCGGTCACGCTCGTTTGTTGGAACCAGCAAGCCGTACTGAACCATCTTGATAACGTAATCCTGCATAGCCGCTTTGCTTGTCTGATACATCGTTGACTCGTTTATGCGGAGGTCGATAGATGTTAGGTCAGAGCCTTTAAACTTAAATGACTCAACTTTTTTGTTATCACCAGCAACACGGATTGTTCGCTCAATGTCGTACATTTTCTGTATCATTTTGAGCGTATACCGCACATAATTTCGCTTGCAATCAATCGAGTTTGCAATTGACGGTGACAACTTTGTGTCGTCCTGTTCCTGCAAAAATCCAATTGCTGTTCCAGAAGTTACGCCAGTAGGAGTTGAGCCGTGCGAAGTTTCATGTTGACCAGATACAAATTCAAACTCACCATCCAGAATGTCGATATTTTTGTATACATCTGCACCAATTGATGGAGGGGTTAGGTATTCGGGCTTGCCTATCGGGTTATATTCGATGAATTGTCCGGGTTCGTTTGTTGGCTCTTCGTCAAGACAACCGCGCGGAGCTATCAATATTGGATTGCCAAAAAGGTTTTTACTTTCGATAATCTGCGAACGCGATTTGTTGTATTCGCGCTGAATTGGTATCAACTGCTCACATAAGCAAGTCGGCATAAGTCTGCCGGGCACTTTAATATGAAAGAATGGGAAGAACGGTAATTCGCGTTCTGTGTCGTCCTGTTCTCCAAAGCCAATGTCTTCATCGTGGAACAACACTTTTTCACCGCAAGTCGTTATCCTGCGACCTTTAGGGTATTTGCCAGACGGAAGCTCCCAATATTCGTGTATTACCGCCGAGTCTTTGAGCTTTTGATATGAAATGCCGTCACCGTTCGCGGAGAGTGTAATTAACTTAGCTTCATAAAGGTTGGTTGCGTTCAATCCGCTTTCGGCTTGTACTTCAACGCCATATGTGTCTTTTATGTATTCAACAGTGCGTATCTTGTCGTGACACGCCCATTTGACATCTTTCCAAGTCGAGCATGATGTGTCGAATTTCAACTCAAAGAACGGCACAACACAACAGTCAATGTCGCCCTCGTGTCTTTGCGCGCCCTCATAAAGCTGGGTTCCGTCCTCTGCATATTGCGGCAACGCTCTTCCTTTTTGCGGGTTCCAGTAGGGCTTCATAAATGAAAGTCCTGTGGTCAGCCCCCACAAGATGTTGTCACGGTCAAGAGCCTGTAAGCCAAGTTCGTATTCAGCCCATTCAACAACCTTTTCGGCTACTCTTGCGGCTTTAATGTCGTCGTTGTCCGTGGTCGCAGGATTGACGTACATCACAAACTTGTTCTTTGTCATTTTTGCCCACTCTGTGCGGACAATTGGCTGTACTTTGTTTGCCACATATCGTACTTGCCACGCTTCACAAGGTGGTTCAACAAGTCTGTTTGACGCTCTGTCCGTCTTAATCCATTGCTTTCCGAGGAAATATGAGATGTTCAGATATGCTTGCAATTCGTAAGGTTCGCGCTTGCATTTTTCAAGCTGGTCAGTTACGAATTTTGATAAGTCTTTTTCACTGACTATCTTTGTTTCGTCCATTCTCAATCTCCTTTCGGATGTTTTTCGGAGTAATGCTTCATCAAAATGCCTTGATTGTCACAAGTAAAGTCACACTTTTTGCAATGACGGAGTGTTTTTTCTGCTGTTATTTCAACTTCTTCCGCTTCAATCGTTTTTACATCACAAGTTGTAATGAATGGTTTTTCGCCAAGCTCGACGGCTATTTTAAAGCCATCAACGAGCCGTATTTCCTTAACCGTTATAGGCAAAAACGGTGCGTTTATCTTAATTCCAACCTTTAAAATCGCTTGTTCTTCGGAATCGGCAACAACAAATTCGTTGTATTCGCCAAAACCGCCATAATATAGCTTCATAACCACCGTTCTTTCTCCAAACCCTTAATAGCGGGGGGCTTTTCAATGCGCTTGATAGGCTTTTCGGCTCTCTCTTGCGCCTTAAACTCTGATAAACCGCTAGACTGTATGCGGTCAAGCAGTTTTGAGCGTTCTTCACGCCACTCTTTGCGCTCTTTTTCAAACTGCCGCATATTCAGCCACGCTAAAAACGCAGTTCCCAATGCGGAAACGATACATATTGTAAAAATCAATATTTCGGTTACCAATAGTTTGTCCTCCGAACTTTCTTTGTCAGCTTTTCTAGGTTTTTTTGCACTCGATATTCTGCCGAATCAACAGGTAAGTTGCTTGTTATCTGTTCTTTACCGCTACGAGGTCTGCCCGCTGTGTAATACATGATTGCAGTCACGGAATGGGTTGGCTCATGCGGTTGGTCTGCAAAAACATTTGGGTCTTTTTCGTCGCATTGGATTGATGAAATACTGTTAATTACATTGACGCACGTTGAGAAGAACATTAGAGGAGAAGTCATAACGTGTTGTTCATCCTCATAAGGCTTTAGCCATTCGCCCATGCACATGCAGCCGTCAATTTTTCGGTTTGATACTTTGATAAACGGAATTCCGTAGCTTCTTAAAACGTCAAGTGTACTTTCGCCTGTTTGGCTGTTTTTGTTATCAAGGTCAACAGGAGCAAACCACTGATAAATGTTTTCTTGCCGTCCGTCTTCGTCCACGTTGTATTCCAAAAGCATTTTTGCTGCGTCCGAAGCATAAAGCCCTGATTTGTGTATTTCTCTGTAGCAATACGCCTTGTTGTGCCAGTCAACCGCTATCCAGTAAGCCGCCAACATATCTTTGCCATAATCAATCGTGACATATCTGCGCCAATCCCTTTGAATAGGAAACGGCTTGCAAACGTGTATATCTTTGCGGAAGTCGTTGAAAAACGCACCGCCGGGTATGCCGTATTCGCCTAAGCCAACAACCAAATATCGTTCGGGGTCTCTTTCTTTTAGGCTTTCTATCAACGCTCTATCGGCATCGTCAAGCCATTCGTTGCAGCGGTATGTAGTGGTAAGCGTGTAAGCGTTAGGGTCTTGATTGTCAAAAAACCTTTTCTTTGTCCAGTGCGAGTTGACCCAAGGGTTAAAGGTCAGCGTGATTTGTTTCCATAACCCCTCTGGCACCTCACCACGGATTGATTCGTCTAGCGTCTGAAAGTCTGCTTCATCGTCTAATTCGTAGGCTTCTTCAAGCCACACCCAGCACAAAACGCCTTTATCAACCGTGATTGACGTGAGCTTTAGAACATCGTCAAAACCTCTAAACAAAATCTTTTGCTTTGTTGGCTTGTATATCGCTTCGAGCGGGTTTTCTTTGAATTGCCAAAATTTAGATACCCCAAGCCGCTCAGTCGCCCACTTGAGAGCCGCAAAAGTCGAATCGTGATGTGTGTTGTAGGTTTTTCTGACGCACAAAGCGTTTGCCTGCGGATATTGCATGATGTTGTATATAAACCACAATGCGGTTGTCGTTGATTTCTTAGAAGCACGACCACCCTTTAGAACGCGGTAACGATGCTTGTCATTCCAAAAAGATTTGTAACCGCGTCCCACAACGTCAGCAAGTGGTTTTTTGTTTGCAGTTTGTGTTGCCATAACCCACCTTTAATTTCGGAAGTAACAGGAATCCATCGGTACAAAATCAGCTTTTCCGCTGTTGTAAACAATGCCACAACCGAGAATTGGTCTGCGGGGCATTGCTTTGCCGTATGCGAACGAATAGGCTTGTACATCAATTCCGCAACCAACCGATAAACCGAACCGAATATTTCGTGGATTGACTATGTATTTGCATCCGGCGAAAGAGTGTGCGTGTCCAATTACAACGCTCATGCACTCTGTTTTTGTGGCATTAACCGCCCCGTTTTCGCCACCGCAATTTACGCCGTGTTTGTACAAAACATCGTCAATGATGAATTCGTCGCTTATCTCCCACGCTTTGGGAAGATTGAAAACCTCTGAGAATGATTTTAAAAAGCGTTCGCCAATTCCAACAGTTGCGGCTTGTCTTAGCGGTATTGTGTCGTGATTTCCTTGACACATTTTCGCTTTGGGGAAAGCCTTGACGACCAGCTCGACTTGTTCAAGCGCCCTATCAAGCTCTGCGTATGCTCCCATAGCGCACGGCTCTGTGGGGTGCCTACTTAGTGCGTGGTTATCAACTAAATCGCCTATGCAAACAATCTGACCAACTCCGTGAGCTTTGAATGTATCGATGCAGAATTGTAAGTAGTTCGGATGATTAAACGGAGCGTGTAAGTCGCCTATAACGCCTATTGGTTTTTCAGCCATACTCTTTTTGCTCCTTGTTGCGCTATGCGCCATATCCCACAATTGCCGTTCTGTTTTATCGGGGTATTTCGGCGCAAGCTGTTCTGCTATTTCGTAGAGCGATAACCCTTGTTCGCGGAGTTGTTTGATTTCGTCTTTGCAATCAATAATTACCGCACCTCAAATCTCGTCTTTAATCTATCATCAAGCTCTATCGGAACGCCGCCAATGTTTTCGGTTTCTAATTTCAAATAAAGCTCTGTGCAAACATACACAAACTCCGGCTCTACATCGTTGCGTCTCATTCGGCGTATTTGTTCTCTGATGAGGTCTGTTTCTTTCATAAGGCAGTACCCATTGTGTTGCCCTCCTAAAGGCAAAGAAAAAAAGAGGTTAAAGCATTTCTGCTCTAACCCCTGTTGGTTGTTTCCGATTACCCTGTTGTAACCGTCTTATATGCGGTTTTCCTATGTATCTCGACCACTACAATGTTGCCGTGAACGAGTTTGATTTCTGCGTCATTGCCACGCTTTATGATTGTTTCGATTGCGGAGATTGATTTTGCGTCGAGCAAGTGGAATCAGCTCCTTTTGTCCGCCCCCATGCCGTAATAACTATTGCTACTACGGCACAGAAAGGAGGTATATTATGAATTGGGAAGTGTTATATTTGGTCGGCTTGTAGATTAATTGTCTCGCATCAAAAGCGTGTTGGTTTAGATATTGCTGCTTTAAGCATCCGCCCATATCGGACCAGTGCATAATTGACGCGGTTTTCAGCTACCATTATCATTCTGGTTGAGGTAAACCGATATACTCTCAAATCGTTCGGGAGCTACCCGACAACTGGCACAGGATAATGGACTCGAACCACTATGAACGGTTTTGGAGACCGTCATGCTACCATTACATCAATCCCATATATTGTGCGCTGTTTGAGGTACAACGCAACCTTTGCTATGCGTTGAGGGCGGTGTATCCTCAATCTCAGGTACTCTTTCGAGTGTGTCGGGAACCATTTCCGACCTCCGCATAGCTTAATCAATATATGAGCTTTACGCTCTGCCTGCGAAAGGCTTGATTATGTTTTGTCTACAATTCCGTTTTCGTCGTAAATGTCAAACATTTCGCCGCAGTATTCGAATGTGGTTTGACGAAGTTTTTCAATTGTTCTTAACGTTTTGCAAGTATAAACCCGCATGCCTTGATATTTTCCACTCATTCCAGTGAATATCCCTCGGTAGAATCTTGAAAAATCGTGATGTTTAAATATTGCCATATCATCCGTTATAAATTTTCGTTCTGGAATAACAGTTCCGTCTGTTTTGCTGATAGGTTCAATAGTAAATTCATAAGGTTTTTTTCTTAAATAATACATTGTCGATTTTCTTTCAATCGTTGCGGAGTTAAACCGCGTTATTTAATTTTGTTTATGCCCAATCATCCTCTAAGGCTTTACGCTTTTTGTTTGGCATTATATGTTTTCTCCTTGTATTAAATAAAAATCATTGCCAAGCTTGTCGGGGTCGTAATTCCATATTGGAAAATGCGTGTTTCCATCATCGTGCTTTATTTCGGTGTCTCCGTATGGCACAATTTTGATTTCATCAGCGGTTTCAAACTCTAAATCTCGACCATCAGCTACAACCGCCTTGATTTCTTTTTCTTGGTCAAGAGTGTTAAGCAACGCGATTAGCTCTTTGACTTTCATAATAATTTTCCTTTATCGTGTTAAAGTGGCGATATGAGAGGGAGTATGTAAATTCAAATACCCTTAGGAGTCCCACCGCTCCGCATCCGAGACCCACCCCCCAGGGGTAGTACGTGGAGAGTGTATGCCATGCGTACTCCCTGTGTATTGTAGCGACCAGACATATGTTGTTGTGTGTGGTGGAGGATAGGCACACGACACATGTAAACATAGAGTACACTCTAACTTTACATCAACATCATGCCAATAACGTGTAAATATAGAGTTGTTTTATCAATTGTTTTACACTTTGTAAAGAAAGTTCTTGACTTATGCTTTACGTTATGCTATCCTTTAAATGAAAGGAAGTGTTATTAATGAACATTGCATATGTCAGAGTATCAACGGTTGAGCAGAACGAAGCAAGGCAGCTTGAAGCGTTAGAGAAACACAATATTGATAAGTGGTTCACCGAGAAAGTCAGTGCGAAAGACACCAAGCGTCCAGAGCTGCAAGCAATGCTTGAGTTTGCAAGAGAGGGAGATACAATATATATACATGATTTCAGCCGTCTAGCTCGTTCCACAAGCGATTTGTTAAAGCTCGTTGAGCAACTGTCCGTAAAAGGGGTACATCTTGTCAGCAACAAGGAAAACATTGATACCAGTACACCAACCGGAAAACTCATGTTAACGATGATAGGCGCAATCAATGAATTTGAACGTGCCAATTTGCTTGAACGTCAGCGTGAGGGCATTGCCATTGCAAAGCGTGACGGAAAGTACAAAGGGCGGAAAGCCGTCAGTGTTGCAGACTTTGCGGAACATTACAAGCGATACATGAACCGCGAGATATCCAAAGCTCAACTCGCAAAGGAATTGAATGTATCAAGACCAACACTAGATAAACTAATTAGTGGCTGCGAATAGCGGTCACTTTTTAATCCTCTAAATTATTGACAAATGTGACCGGGGCAATGTCCATTGACACTTCCTGTTTATCGGAATACCGGACACCAACCATACGTTCTGCATCATTGGTTATAACCAGCTTTGCGCCGTGAAAGCCGTCTTTATCGTAAAGTCTGCCGAAGTTGTAGTCAAGGCACATATGCCGCGCGCGATTTATTATCGGGAAATAATTATCCATTTGACTGTAATTGCTCAATGTTTTTAAGTCCACATTTAAAGCCAAAGCAAGAGCGGTCATTCTTTTGGGTTCTCCGCTAGCGTCACAATCTGCGAAGTATTTATCAATTCCAGCCTGGAGGTCATCAGCGTTATCATATTTTAGAGTACCAAACGGTCTTCCTGCTCCCATATATCTTGACACCTCCACAAATTCATGTTATCATTAGTGTTTTGCTATTTGTATTATACCATATGTAGTAGACAAGTTCAATAGTTTTAGATTGAATAATTTGTTTTGTGCCAGGATGAATAAGTTTTGCCAATAGAATATGCAATGTATAATTCACAATTCATTATAAGGCTCTACAATGCGCTCTAAGCAACATCACATGTTTGGGTATGAACTTATACCACCATATACCGTAAATTCTCACACAAGCGAAACAAACGGGGTCAAACATGATGATGTGCTGTGTGCTTATACACATGTGCGAAATCAGGCGGGGAATATACATAGTTGCCATTGTTGTTCAAAGGTGAGTGTATCGATGCAATGTTCGTCACAGCACGTTTCCTCGTTCTCCGCGTCCCTTTTAGCTTGACGTGGCATTGCGTCAGCAAAATGCCAAACGTCAAAAGATAAAAGATAATTATCATTAACATTATCATTATCTTTTACATTGGGGTTATCCGTGGGGTTATGGAGTGGTTTACATAATAACTTATTTGATTATGGTGATTACGACTGTCAAAGCATTGGTAACACATGATTTTGGCAAATATAATAAATATTATGTCAACCAGTTTATTTTGATAACTAGTTATGCGGTGTTTTGGCTATAAAATGATAACTCACACAGTGCATTTCGAAAGGCGAAACACATTAAATTTGGCATACTCTCACATCAATATATGGCACATTAATACCCATCATTTGACCACCTAAAATCCTGCAATAAATATAATTCTGCAAGTTATCTTGCATTATTGGCGATAAAATAAGCCCTCCGATTATGGAGAGCTTTGTTATTTATATTTGAACAACCTCAACGACATTAACAAATTGGTATTTACCATAACACAGCTCAGCCGATTTCGTTGCTCTTGATTCGCTTTTAAATATCTTTGTTCGTTCACAAACGTTCTTGTCGCATATCGGGTACGGTTCACCTTGATATATATAGCCTTTTCCCGACCAATAACCATAATGATTTATGTCTTCTTTGTAACTATTTGTTTTAAGTAGGATAGCGTACCCCATTAACTTTTCTCCTTTCTCTGTTCTAAGTCGGCAGCTATTAACTTATTAATGTAACCGTTAACGGTATCACCAGTTGCAAGTATCTTTGCTTTTGTGTTCAACGGTACTATAACAACAATGCGCTCTCGATGTTCTTTTTCCCATGCATTGCGATAATCAATTTTCTTATCATCCAATAAAATCACCTCATATATAATGTAACGCACACACATGTATCATGTCAATGATAATAGTATACAAATCATCATGTAAATGATTGTTGAGTTTGCCATATTGACGTATCATGTAAATGATGATATATTAGTCACATGAAGAACAACCAAACAAAACAGGAGGATGAATATTATGAAGTATCATGTTAGAATATCAGACAAAAAGGTTGGCACAACCGATTTCTTTAGAACTGACGATATCAAAGACTATGAGGATATACTCAATGACGCATACTATGACATCCTGTTAATTGAACTGTTGGCGGCAAGTGACCACACTGTTATAAAATCGCGCAAGCCTATAAAATAACGCATAACAACAACAAAATTTAGGAGGACTTGAAAATGAATGAAAGCTATATCACAACATTAAATAAGATTGATGAGCAGTACCACCGCAGCCACGTTATACTCCACCAGAATTGGCAGTGGCACCTTGGAGATTTTGACAACATGGAACAGCTCCAATTTCTCGCCGATACAATGGGTTTTAAGTTTGAGCTTATAGAGGAAAAACCTTGGACCACAGGCGGAACATTTTGCAAGTACGGCATGAGCCACAAAATTGACTCAAGATGTGATGGCGGATTTTGGAAGCGCGAAGATGTGCCAGTGGAAGCAAAGCCAATCAAAGCATTATCTAATGGTTCAATTGTGACTTGTTACTTTACCAATGACGGCGAAACAATACGCATATATCGCCCAAACCCAAACGCCAAAGAAGTATATAAGCCGTTATCTACAGAGCTTCACATTGCACACGTCAAAACATACGGCTGCTATTAACAAACAAGCTGCGCTATCGGCTAAACGGGCAGCAATACACACGCAACCGTTGTTGATTGCAAAATGTAAAAGCAATCGAATAGGCTTGCACAATAAACCGAAACAAAACAGGAGGATGAATATTATGAGAATGCAGATATACCGCAGAGATTCCGGACTTTGGCGTAAGAATTATATTCAAGAAATGGCACTTGAAGACATTGAAGAAAAAATTGCAAAAGGCGGCTGCGTAATTGAATTGCTAGACGATGACCCGTATGGTAAAAATTTGCCAGAAACGCTCTTGGGAGTTAGCTATAATTGTCTACGGTCAATAATAATTGAGGGAAATTAAAATGATGCATTCATGGCCTACAAAAGAACAATACAAAAGGATGGACATACGCGTTCAAATTAGATATGGTCTTTTTATGTTAATTCGAGACGGATGCGACGCTAGAAACGAAATCGCCAGTAATATATCCGCGGGGTATATTTCAATTTATAGTTTTGAGGAATAAGCAACAAAACAAATTTAGGAGGATATGAACAATGACGGCGAACGATTTAATAATCTGGAAAGTTTGCAAATGCTCCAAGTGCGGTTCATCACATTATTTTTATGGCGAATTGTCGGAATATGAAAACACGGATTTTGACTGCAAATGCGGCGGGAGAATAGCGGAAGCCAATCAATCCGAGTGGAACGCAAAAGACTATTCTGAAATATTTGGCAACGAACTGGAAGACCAAAACCGTCACGGGCTAACCGATATGCCTAACAAATTGCTTGGCGCATTAAGAGATGCAAATGTCGAAGATTGCAAACAAACCGAAATTATGAAAACTTTTTTCTTTAAGTTTTTTGAACAATAACACAACAGGCGCAAGCTAGAAAGGATTGATAAGATGACATACACCATACATTACAATGGAGCTTATGAGGACTCGTTCAATGTTTCGGGGGACACACTTGAGGAAATAAGAGTAACGGCAATTTCGGAAACTGAGCGCAGAGGATGGGCGAGCCGAAACTGTTGGAGCGAGAAAGTATCAGATTAACCCACATAAACAAATTCAGCCCCCACAATTAAGTGAGGGCTTTTTGTTATGCTTATACTCCATTACTACCTTACTACTACTCGCAAGGCAAAATTACATTGATATTACGGGGTTTTCCGCACGCTCCCGAACCAAGCGCGATACCAAACTTCGCCACACCCCGGAATGCTTGTGGTTGCTAGTTTTCTTAGTGTTTTCAATACTTTAAGGATTTTTGGTTTGTCAATGTTGTACCATGTTGTTTTATGTTTTCCTAATGGTACTACTACTGTTACTACTACTCGCTACTACTACTCATAGCTTATTGACCGCGTCTAATTTCTCTGCAAGTCTAATGTGAGTATAACCCATAGTGGTTTGGTACTCTTCGTGTCCGCCTGTTTCCATTATGATTGCTGGTTGTACATCCGCATTAGCCATCAAAGTAAAAAACGTGTGTCGGCAGCAGTGCGGGTTAAGCTTTCTTATGCCCAATCGCTCAAGCGCAGCGTAGAAGCTATTATAAAACACTTTTTCGTGCATTTCAAGAAGTTTTTTGCTATTAGTGTTGTAAAATTTCTCTACAATCGGAAACACCTTATTGTTTATCGGTATTTCTCGGTCAATTCCTGCGTCAGTCTTTATGCCACCTATCATATATCTTTCTGACAGATGTATGTTGTCCTTTTTGATTATGCTTATTTCTCCAAAGCGCATACCAGTATAAATCATTATAAGGATATAGCCCGTGAAGATACCGCCATTATTGTAATCATTCCACAGCGTTTCTATTTCATCAGGCGTAAAAGCGTCCTTTTTGCTCTTTGCCTTTTTAGGTAAAACAACATATTGAGCGTAATTCTTTGCTACATAATCATTTTGTAACGCATAGTTGTACATATTACTTAACAGCGACTTGATATCTGCTTTGGCTCTTGCGGAAAGCTCTTTACCTTTTAACGATTTTGCTTCGTCAACCAGTTTTTGCAAGTCGGTTGTTTTTAATAAGGAAAATTGTCTGACGTAAATAGTGCCGCACTTCGCAAAAGCGGCTTTGTAGCCGTTCTCTGCGTCTTTTGATATGCGGGGATAATGTTCATTGCCCCACAGTTCGTACAGTGCTTTAAAAGTGATTGTGTGGTCTGTGGCAACGCCGTTTTGTAATGTGCCAATGTAAGCCAGCGCATCACGCTTTGTTTTAAATCCGGACTTCGTTTTATAAACTCGTTTTCTGCTTATTTCGACTCCCGTTTTCTCGTCTCGTGTAATATCCCAACCCAGCGTATATTCGGCTCTCCATTTACCGTTAGGGAGTTTATATGCCGTACCTTGTCCATTGCCCCTTGTTCGCGGCTTGCGCTTTACTTCCTCAGCCAAATTTCCCACCTCCTAATGGGTCGATTGTATGCGTTAAAACCATATGAATATCCAATGGTTAGTCCTGCCAATACACCCCCAAAAATAGCCAGAACGATTTTAAAGGTTTTCATCTTCTTTTTTCACCACTAATTCTGAAACAAAAACTAAAGTCGACACTACGTTTAATAATATAAACGGCAACCAGTTGTGCAACGCAATTGCAAAACCACAAAGCATTAAATCGCCAACCACTGGCAAAAGGAACGTTGCAAGAGCAATCCACAACTTGAAATTTGTAAATGCATATACCGCAAAATAAATGTGCATTGCAAGGTAAAGTAAAAGTGTAACTATGGGTATCCATGCTTTTTTCATAATATAAACCTCCAATATTATACACGTTGCACAAATTTACCGCTTAACTAAATTAAAGTATTAACAAATTAAACAAGTAGTGGTATAACGTGTTTAGCGGCAAAAAACTACAAAAATGGGAGTGGAAGATTTGAGCAACCTAGAAAAACAAATACTGGCAACATTTAAACGGCTGTCTGATGCCGAAAAGGTTAGCGCCCTCTCGCAGCTTCAATGCCTTGTAGCTGTGCGAGAAAAATCCGTTTCTCTTGTTCGGACATCTTAGGCAACATTTGAATTAATTGAATGTCCAATGCCGAAAGCTCATTACTCATTGTGGTAATGGGCTTTTCTATTTTGCCATTCATCAGTTCGTCAACGGATATTTCGAAATAATCAGCTAACTTTTGTTTTGTCGGGTTTGTTGGAGCTCCACCAATTTTCCAATTCCCAATAACTCCACGACTTATCTTCAAATCATTCAATACTCTTGTCGGAGACACCCCTTTTAGTTCACAAATCTTTAAATAACTATCAATAAACACAAAAAACACCACCTATAAATGTGATTAATTAACAAATCGTCAAAAAAGTGCAAAGAAATGCTAATTAAGTATTGCAATAGTGCAAAAATGTGCTAATATAGTCACAGAGGGCAAAGCAAAAGACTAGAACAAAAGCACCCTATCAAAACTGCGAATTTTGAGAGGCGTAAGTGACCGATATGTGTACATTTTTGACCTAAATGACACTATCACACTTTTCGGCGTTTGTATATAGTTGTTCTAAAACATCGTATGAATTAACAAAAAATAGGAGGTGAATTTGTGTATCTTAAACCAAAAGAAGCGGCGGTACAGCTAGGAGTTACCAGAAAAACAATATACTGCATGATTAAAGACGGACGACTCAAGGCACACCACATGAGCGAAAAGAGCATCAGAATAGACCCCAAAGACCTGCATGAGTGCGCATGTGGCAGACAAACAACTACATAAGCAAAGTCGAAGTTGCTCGACAGTTGGCTAATTAAAAACAAAATAGGAGGAAAGATTATGAATAAGACAATGCGCGAAACAAGTAAGGCTGTTGAGGGATTAACTCTCAAAAACGGGAACACGGTATCTGTACTCGACGGTGCAACAAAGCGTTATGTCAAAGCAACCGTACTGTGCGAGATACCAACGAGCGAGTATGAAATTGCAAAGTATGCCCTTGCTGTCAAGGTTGGCGGAAAAAAGTCTACGCTTGTGTGTGACATTACAGCAATCCATGACGCAAGCATTATCGGACAGTTGGCTAATTAAAGGAGGGTAAAAACATTAATATTGAATACCGTTTGGTTAATAACAAATCTGCATTTACAACGCTAGGTGCAAGCAATCACACGGACAAAGAAAGAGAAACAAACGACTATTATGCAACAGAACCTAAAGCCGCAGAACTGCTTTGCAAATTAGAAACGTTTTCTCCGAACATATGGGAATGTGCTTGCGGAGAAGGACACCTTTCAGAAGTGTTTAAGGCTAACGGCTACAACGTGTACTCAAGCGATTTAATTAGCCGTGGATACGGAACTGGTGGAGTGGATTTTCTTGAACATTGCGAAATTTGGAGCGGAGATATTATTACAAACCCGCCATATAAATACGCAAAAGAATTTGTTGAACACGCATTATCAATCGTTCCAGATGGAAACAAAGTGGCTATGTTTCTTAAACTTACTTTTATGGAAAGTCAAACTAGAAGAGCGTTATTTGACAACCAACCGCCCAAAACGATTTGGGTTTCATCTTCGAGATTGCAATGTGCAATGAATGGCGATTTTGATACATATAAAAAAGGCACAGGAACAGCAATCGCATACGCTTGGTATGTTTGGGAAAAAGGATATACAGGACAAACATCTGTAAGATGGTTCAATTAAGGAGGACAACCCATGAACACCCGCATATATTACGCATTAGAATTCGCCGTTGCAATGTTTCTCGGTTTGGGATTGGTTTTAGCTGCACCCATAATTGCAGAGTTGGTGAGGTAACAACATGACAAACTGCCCCATAGATTGCCCCACACGCACAGCAGGCTGTCAAATATCCTGCCCCATATCAAAGGCACACGAAGCCGAGAAACACGCCAGATACGCAAAGCAACAGGCAGAGCGCATATCACAGGATATACATATCAATGCCATTTTAAAGGCGAAAAGGAAGAGGCATTTAGTTTATGGATAGAAAGGAAGTGTGGCGGTGTTGAAAAATCCAAACGACATTCCGTTAGAGGACGTGGAGGCTCTGTACAAATTTCTTCAAGGAGAAGTGCCTGAGTGTCTGCAAATTGACTATCCTCCCAAATTATCTGAACAAGAGGCTTTTAGCATCATTTATTATTTGCAAGAAGTTTTATTTTTGTTGCCAGACCGCTATGAGCGTTGCGATAAGTGTGGAGATTTATACGACTCCAATCAAGAGGGAGCAACAATTAGCGAGGATTCCGAGCCGCATATTGTCGAAGACGACGACGGAAATGAAATAGAAAAAGCGTGGGACGAATCTGAATATGGCTTTTATTGCGATTGCTGCAGACCCGATTAAAATAACCACAACATGAAAGGAGCATTATGGACAAGCCAAAAGTATTTATCCGCGCAGAAGTCGTGCCAGTAAAGAAAATTCATGTTCATTGGTATTATCGCAAAACCGAACCCAAACAGTGGAAGATTGACCGCTGCTTATCATTCTTTTTCGATAACGGTTATTTTCAAGATGTAATCACAATTGACGAAGACGGCTACCTTGATGATGGCTACATAAAATATTTGTTTCTGCTTTACTCAGGCGTTGAAAAAACAAAAGTCATGCACGTTGTTGTGAAAGAAACGGTTAAGCCGATAGTTGAAACACCGATAACACCGCCCGAACCGATAAAGAAGCCGACTTGGTTTCAGAGGTTAAGGCAAGATTTGAGGAGTGCGTGAAAGGAGAAAGTACATGCCAACTAAAACAGCACAAGGCGTATGCAGAGCCAGAGGAACCGATAACGCTTGCTTGATGCAAGTCATAGTTACAACGGCATTATGCGGTTTTGGAACACCTGACGACCCCGCCAGAAGAATAATGCAATATTGGGATTTGCAAGGGAATCTATTGGCGGTTAACGACCCGCTTTCGGAGCTTAAAGAAATTCCAAAAAATGATGAACCCGACAACGCATAAAAACAGCCCCTAACGATTGCACTCGTTAAGGGCGATTGGGAAAAGTAACTAACCGCATTATAAGCGGAATTGAAAGGAAAAGTCAAGTATGAATGAATATTGGTCTGCTCACACAGGCGCGGAATATGAAGCAATGTTACATTCGCAACAAATGGACAATTACTCGTATCAGTGCGAAAGAACCGCGCCGCACGTTATTCACAACGCGCAAATTATAAAAGACGGAAACGCATGGCTTTGCATTCTTGGAGATTTGCCAACGGGAGTTGTTGGAGTTGGAGATACTCCAAAACAAGCGTGTGATGATTTTGATAGGGCTTGGTGTGCAAATGCTTAACGCTTGCCCCGAACACCCCGACATATCCCACGCATTACGCACAGGCGAACCATTAGAGGTTAAATATCCAGAGCGTGACGATGTTGTCGAGGTTGATGTTGCGGAAATCAGAAATAAACAAATGAAAGGTGATACATATGAAAGTTAAATGCACAGGATACAAGCAAAATCGCGAGAAATATTTTACTATCGGCAAGATTTATGAGGTTAACGCTGACGGCACGTTAACGGATGATACAAATTTTAAGTACACAGCCCTTGTGTGTGGCACAAATCCAAACGATTGGATATTGTCACATTATTACGAGTTTGAAACCATTACAGCCGACACCTACGAACTCCACATCACTTGCAACGATGGCAAGACCACAAATGCAGTTTACAAAGTCAACGGCAAGATTGAGAAACGTACAGAAGCCGTTTGTTGTCCGTCAGATACGTTTGATTTTGCTATCGGCGCACAGACAGCGTTTGACAGAGTTTTTCCGAAGCCGATAAACATTCAATCAGACACTCACCCTTGCGCTACACAGCCTATCGCGCCGCAGGAGGACAAGTCAAGGTTTAAGGTTGGGGATAAAGTAAAAGTCACAAAGCCTATTTGGGGCTGCGGATGCGCTCAGGATGTTGTTGGTATAGTGACCGACGAGCCATACACAAATGGTTTAGTGCCAGATTGGAACAAAGGCGTTGAACTTGTAAACGTACTCAATGCTAAAGGTCGTATTTATAGTGTTAACGCTGATGGTGTTGAACCCTACACCGAACCCGAAAAAGAGCCAGAGCCAGTTTATTTTAGTGGCGCAGCAATTGCAATAATTAACGAAATTGACATAACGAAAGGAAAGCAATACACATTTGAAAACGGATATATGACCGACAATGATAAAACAAAAAGACCAATGCGGCGCGACCCAATAAAATCCGTTTCTGACGATTGGTTTAAAATAAGATTCATCCCCTATCTCGGTGAAGCGTGATGGATGTTGAGGAAATAAAAGCAAGATTGCAAACGGCTGATAAAGAAACTTTTTGGGAAGATGTAAATTCAAATTTAGTCTTTGAGGACATACCCGCGCTTATATCCGAAGTTGAACGCCTGACAACTAAACTAACCGAAACCACCGCAGAACGTGACGCATTGTTGAAGTCGTTTAAGGTGAAGCCTGTTGGGTTGGAAGAAAGGGGAGATTAGTAATGGAAAGATTGACTTATAGACTGGCATCTGGCGCAACAAACCTTATGGGAATTGCCGAAGCAAAGACCCCTTTTGAAAAAGCGGTTTTAAGACAAGACGGATGGGAGCGCCTTGCAAACTATGAAGACATTGGCACAGTCGAGGACTTCCAACGGCTTGTTGCCAAGATGGTTAGCTGTCCCAAAGGATGGCGAGGAACGCGGGACACGAGATATATTTGCCCTTGTTGTAAAAAAGCGGTGCGGAACGATGAAAGCTATTGCCACAAATGCGGACAAGCTCTTTTGTTTCCAAAGCAAGTTTACGATAAGGAAAACAATAAGATTTGGCTTGACTTTAGCAAAGAAACAAAGGAGGCACTAAATAATGGCGTTTGAAAAGCTCGGCGTGGCAATCGAAATATCAGAAATCCAAAGAAAAATCGATTCTCTAACAATTAGGCAAAACGAGTTAAAGTTGTCAATCTTGTGGCCTAAAACCAATTTTGAAATACTAAAAGCTATGCCCATTGATGAGCTTGCCGAGTTTTTAGATAACAATCGCAAACAAGCCTATGATGATATGCGCGCCGACAGAGACATTTATTACAAATCGCACAAAGAGGGCTGGAAAAGTTGGCTCGAAGAAGCAGCCGAAGCACTGGCAAAGGAGGACACCGCCAATGACAAATGAAGAAGCAATCAACGGATTTGAGATTGACAACGCACTTTTAGGCAATTCGGAGCAAGGAACCATCGAAAGGAACAACTTGGCAATTATTGCCCTCCGTGAGCAAGCCGAGCGTGAAAAAGGGTGCTTATCTTGCAATAGTGATGAATGGTATTTTAACCGTTGGTGCTGGATTGATGAAAAAGGCGACCCATGCCATCAAAAGATTAAATTTTGCCCCATGTGTGGCAAACGATTGGAGGCAAGCCGATGACAAATGATTTGATAAGCCGCGAAAAATTAATAGATTGGTTTCGTCCATACGGTCAAAATGACGAACATATCCCATTTGAAGAGCTTGTTGTGTATACAAGAGATGATGCTCCCGCCGTTGATGCGGTTGAGGTTGTCAGGTGTTCCGAGTGTGAATTTAAAAGCACAAAAGGTTGCGCGGAAGATACTATTGTTTGCGACAAACTCGGCAACTTTTACAGCGTAAATCACGCCTGTAACGAGGGCAAGCGCAGAGAAAGCGAGAACACGCCATGAAAGACAAAATCTGTATCATTTGCGGCACAGAAATCAAAAATGCATATGGTCAAACGAAATACTGTCCGACTTGCCGAGAAATTGCAAGGCTTGAAACCATTCACAAATGGCAACACGCACAGAAAAAGCCAACACAAACAATCAAGTGTGTGCGTTGCGGAAAAGACATGTTGAAAATCGGCAATGTCAAAAAGTATTGTGAGGGTTGTCGAGTCGAAGCCAACCGCGAACAAGCAAGAAAGTATGAAGCCGATAAGGCAAGCGGTAAGAGGTCGCCAGCAGTAACGCAAAAGCACAATACGCCTCTTAAAGGCGAATACCGAGAACAAGCATTTTACCCATTAGTTGCCGTTGTTCAACCTAAAACGGCTTTTACATACAGTCAGATTAAACAACTTGCTAATGCTAAAGGCGTGTCGTATGCCGAACAAGCAAAGGCGATGGGATTATAG